TAGCTCTGCGGCAGTAGACGTTACACCATCTAGTATGTTTAGCTCCGCAGTAGTAGATGTCACACCATCTAGTATGTTTAATTCAGCACCAGTAGCTGTTACGTTTGTGCCACCTATATCCAGAGTAGTGACAGATATCTCTCCAGCTACAGTGACAAGACCATCAGCTAGGGTGATTAAATCTGTATCATCTGTATGACCTATAGTTGTACCGTTAATAAGTACGTTATCAATATCAAGTGAACCACCAGATATTAATCCAGTGGTTGTAATTGTTGATGAGCCAGTGTCAATCGTACCAAAGCCAGACGTGATAGAACCAGAGTTTAACGCGCCTACAGTAGTGGCCGCTGTTGTGACAAGATTAGGCATAGCCGTAATTTCATCATCAAAATAAGCAGCTAAGTCTGTAACTGCCACCTGTACCATAGTTCCGTTATCGTTAAGTACAACTCTATCTGCATCCACTACAGTAGTAGATGTTGCGCTTGTGTCCCCGTCTACGATGCTTAGTTCTGCCGCTGTAGATGTTACGCCATCAAGTATGTTAAGTTCTGCGGCAGTGGCTGTTACGTTCGTGCCACCTATGTCTAGAGTAGTGACAGATATTTCTCCAGCCACCGTAACGACACCATTGGCTAGTGTAATCAAATCTGTATCGTCTGTATGTCCAATCGTTGCACCGTTAATAAGTACGTCATCAATATCAAGTGAGCCACCAGATATTAGCCCTGTAGTTGTAATCGTAGATGAGCCAGTATCGATAGTTCCAAAGCCAGATGTGATAGAACCAGAGTTTAATGCCCCTACAGTGGTGGCTGCAGTAGTAACAAGATTAGGCATAGCCGTAATCTCGTCATCAAAATAGGCGGCTAAGTCAGTGACCGCCACCTGTTTCATAGTTCCATCATCGTTGAATACAACACGGTCTGCGTCAACTACAGTAGTAGCAGATGCGGATGTGTCGCCATCCATAATATTTAATTCAGCAGTAGTTACTGTTGCGCCATCTAATACTTCAAGTTCAGCTTCAGATATACCTGCGCCACCTATAGTTAGTGTACCAGAGATGTCTACGTTACCATTGATGTCTATAGTTGTGGCGGCTAACTGTATTTCACTATCCGCTACGAGGTCTAATTGTCCATCTGTGCTTGAGTTAATGTATATTGCGGTATCACGGAATTGTAATTTTTCTGTAGTAGCAAGAAGTATGTCATCAGAAAATTCAAAATAATCTTCATCTTCTTTCCACGATAGAACACCATCATTATTATTAGCATTAAATGTAATAACTATGTCTGCGTCAGTAGTACCATCACCAAACGAGAGGGTATTACCTAGTAGTGTAGTGACAGAACCTCCCTCACCCGCAGTGCCATCGTGAGTATGCCCTGTGCTTGCGGCAAAGGCCGCTAATAACTGATTAAACTCATCATTAGTATGTGCGGCAGTGATAGTATCGCCATCAGTATACGAAGATTGTCTAGTATATGTAGCTCCCATTTATCTTCTTGCTCCAAGTTTATATTCTAGTTGAAATCCTTTTAAGGAATATGGGGCAGTCGTACCACCATCATTTATCCTGAGGGCTATAGCAAACCCTGACCCCTCTACAGCCTGCCTAAATAAGGGCTGTGATACGCCTCCGTATGTAGGTCCTCCGTAAGCTGACACACCATATATAGATACGATGTCTGTAGAGTCTAAGGGGTAAGCGGCAGGTCGGGCTGAGTTTACAGATTCATAATCGTATCTTACAAATAAGTCTGCATCGATGCTTGACTCAGGTTTATAATTTACAATAATCTTCTGCATATGTTTTCGTATGCCGGGGTCATTAAATGTTAAATCAGGACCTCTATACTTACCAAGTACAGCGGCTCCATCAAAATCAATTCCTGATTCCTGTCTGTATACGTACCCCCCAGAGTACGCACCATGTAAAACTATAACATCTCCAGATGATACAAATTGGTCTGTAGACGCAGGTTTTATTCCTCGCAATTCCGCAAACTCAAACGATTTCTCTCTTCTAGAACATATAATACCCTTACTTGCACTCTCATCTTCGTTAGCTTTTGTAAAGAATATCCTGTATTGAGTTTTATCTGGTATTACTACACTATCAAATTCTGAACCACTCGCTATATTTTCATTAAAAATAGTCTGTACATTAGAACTTATAGTGCCTAGTTCCACGTCACCAATACGAGCAGTACCAGCAATGGTTCTTAAACCGTCAGGGCCTAGGAAAATTAAGTCACCTGCAAATTCTTGTATTGTGTCCCCGTTTATACATCCAATGTCCCTAGTAACATCAGACACAGCAAAGTTAGAAAGAGAACTTCCGCTTAACTTAAATATTCTAGTTTCACAAAATATAAATAAATCATCACGGAAAACTTTTATACCAGTTATAGTATCGTCAACTTTAATACTACCAGCACCATTTCCAGAGTTAAAACCATCCTCATCGAAGGGTTCACTAAATACTACTTCCTGTTTACTAGTAGACTTTCCTGCATAGAACATATGGTTCTTAAAAGACACAACAAATTTAGAGCCTGCTACTGAGCTTTCACTTACGTCTGTTGCAGATAAACTAGAGTTAAACACTGTTGGCGCGTTTACGGCATCAACAACAATTATTTTATCTGTGCCGTCAAAATTAAATCTTTCAAAACTGTACTTTAATGCACCTGTTCTACCACTATCTATGCTAGTCCACGATGAGCCAGCAGGGTCAGCACTAAAAATACTAGTGCCTCTCGCGGCTAAAACCTTGCTTCCAAAAGTAGCTACCATAAGAACTTTTTCTGAAGCGGAAGAAGTTGCAGGGACTATAGCAGAAACATACTTTGAAAAACCAGATATACGCCTATAACCCCCTGTAACATCAGGCTCAAAGTTTTCTAATTCTATGGCTTCCCCCGGTTGCATCATAAAAGTAGAACGATTTAAAACAAGACCGCCCTGACAATTGAAGCCTACAGGAGTAACACCACTTAAATCTGCCATCTATACTGCTCTCATATAATCTTTTCTATTGAGTAGTTCTACGCGCATTCGTTTTATGCCGTCCTCATACTCTTTTAGTGCAAACTGCGCTGTTTGAACATCCCCGCGAAACGTGTAAGTGTGATACTTAGCACGAGCAATAATAACGGGTTCAAACCTTGTGGGTATAATAGAGGTATCGGTAGAGCCTGATAGCTCTGTATTAGTTACGTAGAAATCGAAGGATAGTGTTTTGTTGCTGTCCTTAGGGATAGGCGTTAAGCCCAGTTCGTTGTTATAAGACGTGTACACGTACTCAGGGTCGCCAAACTTATCAGTACTAAGCCTAGCATCACGCTCTCTAAATCTTTCTGTGTACTCTTCATAGGATATGTACTTTAGGGGTATAGCCTGTTCATCTTCACTCAACTCAACTACTTTTACGTATGCGGCATTGCCTGAAGCCTCTGTAAAACTAACGTAGTGTGTTATAGCTGTAGCTGTAAAAGTTACCTTTGATATTAATACTTCATTAGCATTACTGACGGTCAGTGTAGAAGATGAAGTTTGAGAACCTCCCGACGACGTTCCTACCTCTAGGGTTAGAGTGCCACCACTAGTCTGAGCCAAGATTGTATAACTACGTCCTACTATAAGGTCAGATACTTCTTGAGAAGCTTCTGCATTTGTTAGGAGTAATGTGTTTCCAAATTTAGAACTAGCCGCAGGGCTACCACTTACAGTAGTCCAGTTTGTTATGCTTGCCGAACCTGCTATTTCAAAAGTTCCGTTAGTTATATAGTTCTTAGGTTGTAAGAAGACGTTGTCGTAATCAACGTATTTTAGAGTGGAGCTAATTGACGTGTAGCTGTACAAAGCTTTGCCAGCAATAACATCTGTAGAGCCTTCCGAACGTGTAAAAGGCCAGTTTAATTCTGAATTAATGATGTCAGCTATAGAACGATTGATGTAATCTTTAACTGTAGTTTGAACACCGCGAGATGTACCAAAGTTAGAACTTGTTAGCTCTACTTCGTTCATGTCTCGTAGGACACCATTTACTAAACTAAGAAACGTGCTAGCCATGTACTATTCCACTATTCATTATTTTCTGTATTTTCTTGTTTTATCACGTATCTTTTTAGGCTGTTTGGAGAACTGCTTACCAGCTTTAGTTGCTTTTCGTTTAGCACGCGTGGTAGCTGCGTACTCCTTCGACGAGAGGCTCTTGATAGCTGCTGACGGTAGATACCGTTCTCCAGTTTTACTGGACGGTTTGCCACTCTTCGTCCTCCACTTCTGCTTCGTCCAGTTCTTCAAAGAGCGTTGGCTCTTCTTTAACGCCATCTTCCTTCTCCATGATTTTAAGAACGTACTGATAAGTTTGTTCGCGAGATTCGTCTCTCTGCAGTTTATCTAGAGCGTCGTCTATATCATCCCAAACTGTTGGTTTTTGAACTATAAGTTCTTTGACTCTTTGTAGGGATTTTTCTGCAGTGTGTTTATACCTGTATCTAAGGGTATCCAAGACAAAATTCATTGTAGACTCCTAAATACTCTAGTATACAAGTTCTAGGTAAATTAAGCAAGCTCTTTATAAAAACATTACTAGTGCAACTATAACTGCAACAGCCACACAACCTCCTGCTACTACTAGCCCACCTATTTCTACGTTGTGTACAAACTCTTTATGTCTACGTCTTTTTTCTACGCGTTCCTGCCTCTCCGCTTCCTTCTGCTCGTGTATTCTCCTAGCACGTTCAGCTATTATACCTTCCCAGACACCTGCACCAAATCTCATATTAATTAGATTCTTCATCTCTTGCATATGTTCTTGTGCAAGTTTGGCATTTATCGTTTCTTCAGCAATTGAATTTACAGCAAAAGGGTCTTTCTGGGCTTTACTTCTTTTCTTTTGTATCTGCTGTTCGCCATCAAACATGCCGTCTATGTATTTTGCTATATCGCCAATGTCGTTACAAGTTGTGATGGCTTTTTTTATTCCGTCTACACTTGCCTTAACAAGGGCAATACCCGCCATCGTTTCTGCTATCATTTAAATTCCTTCCAAATTCAAATAACTATTTGTAACCGCCACCTGCTTTCTTATATTCACTAGCAAGCAACTGTGCTTTTCTCGCTGACCACTGTCCAGCCTTACCGCCTTTAGTTCCAGCCTTTATTCTATTAAACAATCTTTTTCTCATTGTGGGCTTGGTATAGTTACCAGCTTCATTAACTTTACTCTTTGCTTTAGCTTTAGCCATCTCTACCTACCTGTCTCATCCTATCTACTAAACGTCTTGCGCGGTTAGGAACTTGGGTGTACCACCTTGAGTCAACCATCTCATCGGCTGCAGAAGACCAGCTTTTAGCATCGACCCCAGCCTTCATACCCTTGAACTTGGACAGACGCGGATAACCAAGATTGAACATCATGTTCGCAATAATTAATTGTACTTCTTCGGGTAGTTCATCAAAGTTTTTATAGAGCCTGTGGCAGTCTTCTATTGTAACAATGATATCAAGATTAAATGCAGACTGCACACGAGCTTGTTCTATAACAGTGCCTACATCTTTACCGTACTCTGGGTCACTCTTTGTTATTAGATGTCCTATTCCAAATGTAGCCAGCCCTAGATGGTCGAGGTAGATTTCATACTTACATCCCTCGTCTTCAGCTAGTTCTTCTCTTAACTTGTCTATGTTCATTTTTTGTGAACCTTCTGTATATCAAAAGATGCCTTCTTAGACGAACCCTTGTGAGATTTGTAGCCCTCCTTAGGGTCTTTCATAAGGTTGTATCCGCTACCTGATTTCATCCAGTGAAATCCCTTGGGTGCTTGTACTGATTTCTTCATTTCTTAGTCTCCGACCCTAACCATACTGCAAACGCCCCCGTCATTGCACCTGAGACGACGCTTATCATTGCACTCTGCTGTGTACTCAAGTCTTCTAAGGACATCCCCCACTCGATAACTCTTATATACATCACTGTCATCACAAGCATCATCAAGCGTGGTACTATCTTGTATTTTAATATCGTTTCTGCCGCCATTATTTTTTCCCGAACAACTTTGTAGCAGAACGAACACCGAAGCTAGCAGCAACGATAACGCCAAGACTATACTGATACCATTGTGGCATTGATTCCAACTGGGCAAACCCATTTGCTACAACCTCTTCCATTCCGGGGATGAAGGCTAATATTAAGGGTATTGAAAACAAAATTACCAACCACTCGTCTTTCCACGAGGATTGGCTACCCTTCGCCATTTCCAAATCCCAATCAATTTCTCCAGTAGCTTTTTTCTGCATCACTACAGCTTCGGCTTGCGCCCTAGCTACTTTAGTTGCTGACTGAGCTTTCTTCTCTTCTACTTTACCATTTAACCATGTACCTGCTAAATCAGCTACAGGTCCTATCAACATGTTTAACATTTCCACCTCTTACGTGCTTGACGCAGACGACTATTCGGGTCTTTAGCCGCCTTAGGAAACTTCTTCATTTGTCCTGCAGACCTAGCACAGAATGACTTACGACGTTTTGCATCCTTGCTTCCTGCCTTAACTTTACCCGTAACAGCCGTCTTCAGCTTACTTCCGGGGTTTTTCTTACGGTATGCCTTAACACCAGCCTCAGTCATGCCTGCTCCCGACTTGGTTGGTCGGAAGTTCTTCTTGTTTCGCTTGGGCATGTTGTCTGGTTTACGTGCCACTACTTCTTCCTTGCTGTTTGTGCCGCACGTTTAAAATTAGCCTTAGAGGGTGCGCCACTGCTACCCGCCTTACGCATCTTCTCTCCACTACCTGCTTTGATACGATTACGTTTGGCTGCGATGTTGGCATATAGACCTTTACGTTTAGTCATAGTCAATTACCTTTCTAGAGTTCAAGGGGCAAGTTACCCTGCCCCCTGAGTGTTAGCATTAGACCCCAGTTTGAACTGCGGCAGTCTGTACTAATTTAGTTGGGTCGCCAATGTCAGCAATCAAAGCAATAACACGGAAGCGAACTACTGCAGAGTCTGCACCCAAGATTTTAACTTGGATAGCATCTGTAGCAATTACAGTGTTAATACCTGCGGCTGTTGGGTGAAAGTTGTAGATAGCATCAGCGTTGCCATCGACACCATCACAGAAGGCATCAATGTCAGTACTAATACCAACATCAAAAGTCACACTAGAGCCACCAGCTTCAAGAACGTCCAAACAACCACCAAGAACGATGGAGTTGTCAGGAAGGTCAATCACCTTGATAACATCGTTAGCTGTAAGGTTGTCATCGGCAGCATCAAAGATTTTTGACTGCACGATGTAAGGACGAATCGCATGAGCGGGATGTCCTACAGTTCCACCACCAGTGATGGTATGGTCAAAAGTAGCCATTAGTCAATCTCCTCTATGCGAAGTCAATGACACCGCGAACAACAGCTTCTTGGCGCAATACTTTTTGCCCAAAAACATGTAGTCCACGAATAACGTCAGAGAACGATTCAGTTGAACGAACCACTTCGGTTTTAGCGATGTGGGATGCAGTAGAAACTGCTGACATGTGACCTGCAAGAATAATATTCTCAGAAGCATCAGTTGCAAGAGTTGCAGATGCGTCAGTTAGGGTCACTTGGTCTGTGCCACCTGTGCTGTTAAGCGCAGTTGACTTGTAACAACGGAAGCCAGCAAATGTTCCCGGCAATGCTAAACCATTTCTCAATGGGGAGCTATTGTCGCCAGTTACTTGAACTTCAGCTAGTTTGTTACCAGCTTGTAGCATCTTCTGATAGAAGATTGGAGGTGCTACAAACCAACGGTTTTCTTCAGGCACAGATTGGTCGTCTAGTAGACGAGCCATAGCTAACATCATGTTGATGCCGTTATCATCTGTTTCAACGTTGATAGGAGCGTTAGCTGTACCAATGTCGCCTGCCGCGGCAGTTGTGGTTAGAGTCGTGCCAGAAACAGCAGACGCGGCAATACCTGCACCGTCTGAAATTGCTTGCAAGACTGTTGCATCGTACTTACGCTTCAGAGCGAATGCACCTGAAGATGTAGCCAATGCTTCAAAGTTAACGTGAGACTGACGCTCTTCAATATCGTCAATCTTAAACGCAAATGCGTTTGCTTGGTCAACAACCATAGTGATTTGGTCATCAGCTAAGTCCTGTGGATTAACCACTGAACCACGCTGATATGATGACACAGTTACTGTAGGCTCTTTAATGACACGAACAGTATCGCCAAAATTTTCAATTTCGCCAGCGTAATCGGTGTTAGTAATATCTTCTACAACCGAAGCACGACGGAAAAACTTGAGAACCTTTTGGCTGAAAATTTCTGGTGCAAAGTTACCACTAGGTAAGTTTCCATATCCAGAAGAAGTAGTGAACGCCATGTTCTAGTTCCTTCCTTGTCTCTTTTTGAGGTTTTTAGGAGTTAAAGTCTATTCGCCCTTCAGTCCTTGCAGCGTCTAATTCAGATTCCATCTGTTCAAACTCCCAAGGTTTCATCTTGGCGATTTCTGAAGATTTGAATGTACGTTTTCCACTATTAGAGTCTGTACGGACATCCCTGACAGGTGTTTTTGTAACGGCATCTGCCGCACTTGCCTGTCTCTTCTTTGTTGGTTTGTTAAGACCAGTATCGGCCTTATAAAGGTCCACTACACGAGCAGCCCATTTTGCATCGGTACTGTTTTTATAGATACCTTCAGCAATTGTTTTTGGCTGTTCTTCGAGCCATGTTAAAAACTCTTGTGAAGATTTAAGCTCATCAAAGTCTGAGTGCAACCGTAGCAGTTCTTCGTACGCTTTCTGCTTTTCTAGTTCCTTTTCTCGTTCCTTGATAGTGCCTATTTCCTGCCGAAGCTGTGACACCTGTGATTCCGTCTGCATAGACGCAACCGTTTGCACTACTTCAAATACATCAGGGTAACGTTCCTTAAACTCTTGAAGTTCTTCTTGAGTCCTTGGTGGTGTTACTCCCCTAGGCATTTCAACAGCGCGTTCTTCCATCGTTTTACGAAGAGACGAAAGTTCTTCTTTAAAGTCTGAAACTTTGCTGTCATAGTGTTTTTTAAGGTCGTCATAACGTTTTTTATAGTCGTGTTCAGGCTCAGAAGAGTCTGGTTTACTGACAAAGCTATTTGCATCCTGAGTAGCTGCATTTGTTGCAGGGTCAGGTTGATTATCGTCTGAGGAAGCTTCAACATTTTCTGTAGTATCTTCTTCATCTTTGTATACTTCATCCTTATAATTTCCACGGTATAAATTTTCATTATTTATAGTTCCGAAAGAGTCGTTAGGTTTATTGGCTCTGTGGCCTTTTACTTTTGCCATTTATTTACCTCATAATGCGGGGCTACTTGGCTGTAGGTAGCCGCTTCGGTTATGTCAGGGCCGTAGTACGGGTAGCTGACTAAACTTTAAGGGAACTCAGGAGAGAGTCGCCCTTTAGAATCCATTGGGATAGCAGAATAAAATTCATGCGGACCTATCTGGTCTGCAAATTCTAACAGGTCAGAATCACGCATCCACTGACTATCTGCCCCCGGTTTTGTATAAAATAGTGTATTGTAGGGAAGTCTTTTATAACCTTCCGTTTCAGGGCTTGTAACATTACTAGCCGCTATAAACGCTTTCTTTAGTCCTTTATCGGCTGTCCCATCTATAACTTCATTAAGACGAGCCTCTAATACAGAAGGCTCAAGTCCTGAAAACTGATAAGCTTTATTTGGGTTATTGTCTACGTGTTGTTTTAAAACTTCCTTTACAGTTTTTACGTTTTTAAAATCTTGATAGTCTGAATCTCTTCTGTTTATTATAACTTCAGCAATAGCTTCCATGTCTTCTACTGGAGTAATATTAGATACTGTTTCTGTAAGTAGAGTTAACATGATTGCATCTCTATCAGAAAGAGTAGCCATAAATTTATCTATTTCGCCTCTTTGTCTTTTACGTTGACCAAATTCTTTTAATGCTTCTAATGTCTCTTCAGGTATTTCAATATGTTCGTCGAAAGGGCTAGCTACCTCTCCCCCATTGTTCATATCTAGAAAACCACCCCTAGCCGCGCCTTCTAGTTCCTGACCATTCTCTTCTATCTTACGCTCAGTATCCCTAATGCCACGCTTGTTTATTTTTTCTAAGCGGTCAAGACCAATAATCTTCACCATGTAAGGGGCTACAACAACTTCACCACGAGACACCGCAACGTCAATCATCTTACGAGTAGCTTCTCCTGATGTACCCTGTGATACTGCACCCCTGCGGATTGCTTCTTCGTGTGCGTCAAATAGCATCTTGGATATGTCTTGTTCACCCGCAAACTCTACAGAGGATGCGTTTAGGACGAATGCTCCCTCAGGTAGCTGAGTTGGTCTGTCGTCTGCTACTTCTTGTGCATCTGTTGCTTGGCTAGGAGGCACACCATCTACAAACCCTGACTGACCCCCTTGGTCAGGCACGGGGCCTCCATTGTTCATACCTATGAAACCGCCTCTTGCGTTATCCGACTCAGCGTAGTCCTCATAGTCTTTTTCAGCTTGTTTTCTTTTTTCTGTATCCTTTTTATCCTCTTTTTTCGCGAGGTCTGCTTCTCTTTTAGCAGCAGCTAGGTCAGCTATTCTTTGAGCTTCTTTTTGTGCTAAAGCCTGTTCTGTTCTTGACATATTAAGTGCTTTGGCTTCCTGTTCTTTTTGTAACTTTAGTTCTTCTTCTTGGGTTTTTATCCCTGAGTACTTATCCTCATCATCCAAGAAATCCATGTCCATATTGTATACGGTAGACGAAGCTGCGTCACGCAAATTACTTTGAAGAGTGCCACTCCCTGCCCTAGCATTCTGTATAGCACTTAACGCTAAATCTCGTGCCGTTTTAGCATCCATGCCCGGAAAATAGTTCTTAGCCAAGGTTTCCACGTCCGACATCATACCCACAGGAGCATATCCAAACCTGTGAGTATAGATAGCTCCATCCGCTCTATAGAAGCCTGCCTGTTTATTATTAGGGTCTAAGTAGACACCTCCACTCTCCTCAATGCCTGTATTAATCCTCTTGTTACCCATGAATAGCCCACTCTGACCATCCTTATCCTTCTCAAAACGGAAGGTATCGGGGAGTATACCCTTCGATAGAGCTTCTATATTTTTTATCTGTTGAAAAGACAAACCCTGTCTGTTGCCTGAGTAAGTTACGTCCCCCGGACCTCGGACAACCATGAGGTTTCCTATGCTAGCGGCAAACCCCAAGTCCCCTGCGGGGTTAGCCTCCGCTTCTGCGGCTATTCTTGTTAGTATATCTTTTCTTGCGTCTCTGGTTATTTGACCCATTGCACTTAGAACAGGGTTTCCCGTGGGGTCAAACTGGGGATTTCCCCC